ATGCCCTCAAAGTAACACCGCGCGGCGTCACTGCACCACCCGTTCCACTGCAAATGTCACAGCGGAAATGGACGTGGCGTGGCTGCCGTTGTCGGCATCGTACACGCGCAGCATGATGCGTGACGTGCTGTCAATCTCTGTGAGTTCCGAAATGCACACACTGGCCACGTCACCGCTGTGATGAATGAAGCCGCCCCCAATGGTGTTGAGTTGGCGCGTCTCCACAATGATGTGGCACGCTGGATGGACGTTGCTTTGATCCGCACTGAATGTGACGGTGGCCGTGATTCGATAATAACCGGTCAGCGTGGTGTTCACAATGCCACCCGCCAGCAGGTCCATGGCTGGGGTGCTTTTGAGGTGTTCCAAATCCAACGGCACCACCACCGGGGTGCTGCCTGAAAACGTGAACACATCGGAACCGCCGGTGAGTTTGTCCGGTCTCAACCCCACCTGTATGATGTCATAAGACGGCGCGTCATAGATGGCACCGTAAGTGTTGACCGTGCCGGTGAACTGCAGGCGCATCCGATATGTTTGGATCAACACGTGGGCGTCTGTTGGATAATCGAAATCCACAGCCTGTGACAGAAAATCAATGGATTGCACCGGCACGCCGCTGATGGTTCCGCCAATCCGGTCCAACGCACCACGCGTGGCCGTGCCTAATGTCATGCACTGCGCATAATCGGTGGACATGCACATGACGTCAAACTGCACCACGTCCAGCGTGGATGTGCCCTGCTTTGTGCCGGACGGGTCTGCGCTTTCGATGGTGTACACAACCAGCGGCATGGCGTCCACTTGGTTTGCGATTTCCGGATAAATCCTATCCCCGGCGATGTTGCCCACCTCGGTGCTGTCTTTGAGCAGCTTATATATAACCTTTCCCGCTTCCATTACCGTGCTGCCTTTTTCCAAAGTTTGCGATGTTGGGCGACAAACTCAGCCTGCATGGCGGACATGCTGGCATTTATGCCCTTGCTGAAAAATCCTTTGTTCTTTGGACCCACCACGGGTTCACCTTTGCCGCCCATGAATCCCCGGAAGCCTTTCTGTGTGCGTGGCTTGACGCCCATCTCCACCATGTGTGCGTAATATCCGTCGCTCTTCAACAGCTGGCCTTCCTGTGGCGCACGGCGTTCACGTGCGACCATGCCACTCTTTGGAACTATCAGCACGTTCATGCGGTTCACCACGTTCACACTGACGCCAATGGATTTGCGCAGGTTGCCCGATTGAATGTCATAGTTTGGGCCGCGCTTTCCTTTGTTCTTCCTGTTGCCCCGGCGCACCTTAATGAGTTCCGGATAATCCGTGATCTGATTGCGCACGGCCTTCACCCCAATTTTGGCCACCTGCCTGTGGGCTTTCTGCACCTCTTTTTCATTCTTTGCCCCATAGCGTGCCAGCCGTTTCAACTTGCGCTGCAGGTCTTCCAACCCTTGGACGTGTCCGAGGCTGCGTGAAGTGTTAGACATTAGAGGTGCCGCGCTTTTTGCAGTACACCGTCAGGCCATCACGGCGGCCAATGGGTGCAATGCCGATGATGTCCAGCACATCATTCATATACACCACCTCAGCGGCTTCATTGAATGTGTACGCCCCAGCGTCATCGGTGGGGTTCGGGTGGCGAATCACAAAGGTCACAGAACGTTCCGGATAGATTTGGGATGCCTTCACGGATTCGGATGCGCTGCCGGGGTGTATAACCTCGGCCCACACGGTGGTGTCTGTGGTGACATCGGGCACGGGCTGCCCATACGCGTCCACGGTGGTGGTCCGCGTGCGGATCACAATGGGTTCTGAAAGCCGACCTGCGCCCTTCATGCTTGATATATGATACGTTCCCCGGACACCAGTGCATCAATTCCCAACTTAACACGGGATGTGATTGTACCGATGACTTCATCCTGCCTGTTTTCATACAGGTGCGCACACATCAGGCGGATGGCCTGCATGAGTGTGCCGGGGATGTTGTCGTAAGCATGGCCCACAGTCATGGTGATGCGGATGGGCATGAGCGCATGTTCGAATGGTGCCGGGTAATCACTGAACGTGATGCGTGCCGGCTGGCTGCGTGTGTCCACGTGCCACTTTGAGGAATCCAAGGTGGACAGCGTGCCGGCGTTGTCGGTCTCATATTCCACCGCACTGATGGCCGTGACCGGTCCGACGGGGATGTAACTGCCCACCCAGCGCGGCAGGTAGCCATACGCCGTGAAACTGCCCAGCCGCACATTGCAGTAATTCTCAATGAAATTGACAGCGGCCACGCGAATGGCGCTGATTAGATCATCCTCAAGGTCATGCGTCACACGCAGGTGTTCTTTGATGTCCGCCACGGTGATGATTGAATCATAATCCGTGGCCCCGCTGATGGTCATTTGCATGACTGCAAAATAAAAGGGGCCACCGTAATGGCAGCCCCTTTCATATCATATGCGTGCGGATTATGCCTCGCCGTCATTATAGCGGGCGTGCAGGGCACCGTCCTGCAACACGTCACAATCGAAGTGCCTATGGATTGAGATGCGCACTTGGTTGTTGATGTCGAAGGTGTAAGGGTTAATCACAACGTCCACGCCGCCGAAATATCCAAGGGCCGCACCGCGTGCAAAGTCACCGAGGATGGCAACGCCTCCACCGTACTCATTGGACACCGTGGCGTCATGCGGGCAATTGCCGCTGACATAGTACGGATACCCCAAGTACCGATTAGCCACCCGATCCAATGCAGCCTGCACCGCCGTCACTTCCGTCTGTGCAGCCAATTTGCCATGCGCAAAGCTGTTGGCAATCACAGCGATGTCAGCCGGGTTGACACCGGCGGCAATGGCATTGGCCTCCAGCGTCAGCATCTCATCAGCAGTGCCGTCAAACGCATCTTCAATGGCGTCACCGTTGGTGGCGATTCCATCGAGGATGTCAATGAATGACTGCTTTTCAATGAACGCCGTGACAGCGTCAGCCAAGTCACGCACCACAAGGGCCTCAACAGCTGCGCCGCCCTGCATCATGAGTTGTTCAGTCACCAACGTGAACGCGGTGGCGCGGCGCGGCGTCAGGGTGGTGGTGGCCATGTCCATGGCTGACGTTGCAGCTGCAGCACCTTCCGCCTTTTCAGCGATGGTGGAACCGGCGGACACCTTTGGAATTTTCAGATCACCCGTCAATCCGTTCAGCACGGTGATGCCAGCGCGTTCCAAAACGTTGGGGGCACGCAAAGCCTCCACAGCTGCGCCCACGTTGGTTGGAACGAATCCCAAACCCGGATCGGCACTGCTGAACAATTCACCGGCGTCACCGGCTGCACGCGTCAACATCTTGGAAGGAATGGACAACTGCCCACGGAAGTTGAGGCCAGCGGCCTGCGCTTCCCTGTTCGCTTCCTCAGTCATTTCAGCTTCCACGCCCGTCAACTGACGGCCACGGTACACCTGCTGAATGCCGCGCGTCAGGCTGTAGTTCCGCGCCATCTTGTCCATTTCGCGTTGCTCTGACCGGCTGGCTGTGTTGCCGCCGGCGAGGATGGCGGATTCGGCCAGTTTCTGATCCTCACGCATGACCTTCACCTGCCGATCCAGCTTAGACACTTCATCGGCGAGGCGTTCCAACTCACGCACGTCCACGTCCGTCAAATCACGGTCTTCCTTCACGGCATCGTCTTTGATGGCCTGCCGTTTGGCCATGTAGTCCGCCCGCAATTGCAGCAGGTCTTTCATGCTCAGTTCCACGTTCATGGTTTCTTTCTGTTTCTCAGGTTGTGCCACCTGTTCCATTTTCCGCGCCTGCACCGATGTTGTGGCATAGGCTGGATACGTCACCGGCGACACGTCCAAGATATTGCCCACCTGCATCACCCTGCGCACGCCATCGTCTTGCCGTTCCTCTTTCTCAATGGTGAATGCAAATGATGATTCACTAATGTCCCCGCGCTGAATCATGGCGTAAAGGTCACGGCTGGCCTGCGTGTCTACCAATTCCGCACGGTAATGCAGCCCGGTGTCATCGGTGGTCAGTTTCAGGGTGCCATTGGACGTGCGTGCCATAGGTGCGCCATCATGGTTGAGCAACAGCCGCACGTCATCGTCCAAGTGTCCATCAAAGGCAGACGGGTCAATGACTTCACGGAAGTGCCCAATGTTTGTGACCTGATTGAACACGGCGG